CGGATCTCCTTGGCCATGATGAGACGGTCGTAAAACTCGTCTCCGCACAGCGCGATGATGCCGGTCGGTGCGCCGCGCCCGCCCAGGTTCAGGACTTGCGTCATCGGGCGAACGATAAGAGCATGGATGGACTGGCGAAGCTCGCCGTCGACCAGTGCGGTGTCGATGAGCACGGCGGCTGGGCGAGTGATGCCGAACTCGTCGTACACGTCCGTCACGACGCTTCCGTCCGCATCCAGCACGTAACCGTTCACGGCAGCCATGCGGTGAAACTCGCGCGTGAGCTCGAGCTTCCGCATCATCTTGCGCTGGCGCTTGTCGACCTCGTCCTGCGCGTTGCCCAGTGCTTCGCCATACTGCACGCCTTCCGGCGCGATGTTTTGCAGGACGTCCGCGTGGATCCGGTCTTCCTGCCGCAGAGCGACGGTCGACAGGTACCGGACGTTCCGGGTGTCGCGCTCAAGGCGGGTACGGGGCGAACCGCGCTCAGTGATCGGCACGAGCGCCAGGGTCTCCGCGTTGCGGCGGATCATCACGTTGGTCGTGCGGATTGGATCGGGAGTGAACAGACCCATGCGGTTAAGCTCGTTGGGAATGTACACCATGTTGTCCACGGCTTCGCGCATTTCGGCGACCGAAAACGTGTCGTCCTGAAAAATGTCGTATGCGAGCATCGATTCGGTCCTCTCTTGCGCTGCCCCCGACGTGGGGGAGCGGCCGGCTTGAAAGTTTAGTAGCGCACCAACACGCTGTTCGCGGCCAGCTGCGCTTCGTAAGCCTTGCGCTGGTTGACCGTGATGCCTGCTGGCCAGATGAGCTTCTTGCCGTTGAAGTCCGCATGGCGAACGATAGCGACAGAGCGACGGGTGTCCGCATTGAGACGAGCGGCGCGACGATTGCGGAGCGCGCCAACGGCGTTCTGCGAACCATCCGTGCCAGCCGGGTTCAGCGGGACGAACAAGCGGCTGGTCGTAACCATGCCGAGCACGGTGCCAGCTTCGATCCGTGGACCGCGGCCGAGCAACACTTGCTCACGGGAAATCGTGCCGTTGGCTTCCGTGATGACAAAATCGTTGTCGAAAACAGAGCCGATAACCTTCGTAACCATCGTCCAGTACCTTCCTTTAGGCGTTCGTTGCTAGGCTTAGGCTTCGCCGCGCTTGGGAACGACGCGAACGCCGCCTTGAGCGAGCGTGCGCTGATTGCGCTCTTCGCGACGATCGGCAGCGCTTTGGCCGGCAGCGCCGCCCCGTGGACCGGCTTCGCTGGTGTCCCGACCGGCGCCCGTCTCCGGACGAGTGACGCTGGACCCTGCAAGGCGGCGACGCGCTTCGACACGGGCGCTGGAGCCGCCGCCGCTCGTGGTAGCGAGGAAGTTCGTTGCCTTGTCGGCTGACATTTCGGTCTCCCGGAGCACGGCAGCTGCACCCTGTATGTTGCGACGGCCAGCTTCCGACGTGAAGACCGTGATGCAGCGCTCACGCTCAGCGTTCACAAGAGCGGACGCGTCCTTATCGAAGGCCAGCAGCACGCGGGCGCTGACATTGGCGTCGGCGCCTGGCTTGACGATTGGATCGCCGTTGTCGTCGAGATCTTCGTCGCCGCCCTCATCAGCGCCTTCGCCGGTGCCGTCACCCTCGCCGCCATCAACGCCGTCCGACGCCGGACCATCCGAGTTGCGATCAGCAGGCTTGTCCTCGCCGCCCTCGCCCTCGCCGTCCTCTTCGCCTTCCGGCTTCGGTGCCTTGTCGGTCTGGTCGTCTGCCTGCTCTTGAGCGGCAATGCCCAACAGGCGGGCTACGGTAGGAAAACGATTGGAAAGGACACGCGACATTGGAATCTCCTAATCAGAGATCCCGGTACCCCTATCGGCCCACGGATCTCATCAGTTGGGCCCAAAGTTGGTCTTCGGTCCCGACCTCGTCGATCAGCGCAATGTCCCGTGCGTGACGGCCGATATACGTCAAGCCTTCCGTTTCGCGAATAGTTTTTTTCAACGCGTCAACGTCGGCGTTCGCGGTCGTTAGGTTGCGTGCCACGGTGTCGATGAACATTGTCCGCATATCCTCTAGTGTCTCTAGGACTCTAGCGACGGCATCCTCGCTCATCGTCTCGTACGGATTGCCTTCCGCCTTGCGTGCGCCAGCGCGGAAGATCGTGACGTCGACGCCCTGCTTCTGCATCGCCTTCTCGACGTTCGTGTACATTTGCAACACGCCGATCGAGCCCACTTCGCCCGTCCGCGGCGCCCAGCGGAGACCTGGCGTGCCAGCCGAAAAGATGGCGTACGCGGCGGAGCACGCTTGTTCGTTCGCGATGCACGCGATCGGCTTCGTGTTGGACTCGCGTAGCGCGTACATCAGGTCGACCAGGTCGAAGCAGCCGGACACAGCGCCGCCCGGGCTATCAATGTCCATGAACACGCCGTCGACCGCGTCGTCTTCGAACGCCGACACGAGCTTCGTCTTGATGCCGTCGTACCCCGTGAAGCCGCTGTACGGATCCAGGCCCCACGACTTTGTGAGCGTACCGTCGACCGGGATCATCGCGATGCCGTCGATAATGTCATACACGCGCGGCCGGTCGCGTTCGGCGCGGCTGGAGTCGACGGCAGCACGCGCGTTCGACGCGATGGCATCCATGTCGAAGCGATCGAAGCGATTGCCGGAGCTCGTCGTAATCAAGTCGATATTAAGCTCAGAGCGCGCGGCCGAAAGCAGCACGCTCGCCCACTCTTCCGTGAGGAACACTGGACGGTTGAACAGCGTCCGACTGATGTTCACGAGCGTACGGCTGGACATTTAACGCCTTTCCTCTTGGGCTGCCGCTTCCGCAGCTGCTCCCTCGTCTTCCCGCGATGGCGTGCCATCGGACCGCGCGTCAACCGTCTCGCCCGGCTGGGCAGTCGGGTTCGGGTTATTGAGCGCGGCGTACTCCGGCATGCCCGGCACGACGACGCCCTTCGAACGAGCGTACGCGTGGTCGCGTGAGATCTGGTCGACGTTGTCGCGGAAGTCCTGCCCCTGCTGAGCGGCTTCGAACGTCGGGCTGGTAAGCGCCTGCTCCTGGCGGAGCCCGGAAGCCTGCACGTCCTTCTGCGGATCCACCCAGCCCATGCCCGGCCCGCGGAACTCGCACTGAGTCCACGCCGTCATGTTCTCGTAGAAGTCCGGCCATTCGTCCGGCCAGTCGATGCCAAGCTCGTCCGCGCGAAGGTAGAATTCCTCCAGCACGCCGACGAAGCACTGGTAGGCGGTGTGCTGTGTAATCAGCACGCGATCGGCGCCGACCGAACGAGTGACGTCGACGAACGCCATGCGTGCACTGGAGAAGGTCGTTTCCGAATAGTCGCCGCTGAACTGCTCGTAAGTGAGGTTCAGCTGGGAAGCCATCGAACGAAGGAACGCGGAGCGGAAGTCTTTCGTGTCGCCGGTGGCGCGCGACGCCGTGTTCATCGTGATCTTGTCGCCACGCGGCATGATCGGGATGCGGACGCCATCGGCCAGCAGTTCGTTGTTCTCGTAATAGTCGAAGCGCTTGTTCTCCAGTTCGACCAGGGGATGCGTGCCGCCCGTGGGCGCCGCAGCCGTGAGCCGGGTAAGCACTTCTTCCGTGGTGCCTTCCGATTCGACGAAGATGGACAGGATCGCGTTGATGACTGCAGCCTGCAGCTGGCTATCGTCGAACTTGTCCAGCATGCGGACGCTGCGGAGCGATTGGATGATCGCCGGCATGTTGCGCTGCTGGCCGGCGCGGTGCCGGATGAAGAAATGGATGCCGACCGGCCGACCCCAGTCGGTCTCCCGCTCGACGCGCTCCCACGTTCGCTCGCCGGAGCGATCGTCCGGATGCGTCCGTTCGACGTGGTAGGCCGTGGCAGCGCCGTAAATGTCGAGCTCCTTGCCCGACACGATGCGAGCGCCGTTGAACCCGTCGACGTAATCGGATGGCGTGCTCAGCCGATCGCACGACACGACTTCCAGAAACGAACCGTACTCGAGATTGTAGGCCAGCTTCCGGTCTTCGTCGTACCGGCTGATGATGAGCACTTCGCCCTCAGTGCCCAAGCACTCGCGGCAAGCCAGCAGCATCAGCGCGCCGAACATGCCCTGGCGCTGTGCGTCGCAGCCCAGCCGCGGATCCTCGCCCCAAAGGCTGAAATGGTTCTCCACCGCCTGCACGAGCTTGATCGCCCGTTCGTCCTCCGGGTCGATGCCCAGCGCATCCCAGTTCGGCAGATACTGCAGGCGGAGCGATGCGCCGACCGTGTTGACGGCGCGCTTCGTGATGCCGGACGTGACAAGTGCGTTATTCCGGTCGACGTCCCGCGCGCTGGCGACGGCTCGATCGCGGTACCGGAGAATGTCGCTGTTCGCCGAAGTAAGCGCCGGCGCGAAGAGCACGTTGCCGCCGAAGTGGTTGCTGACTTCCTTGTACGGCGCGCTGCCATAGAAGTTGAATTCAGCGCCGCCGTCCGGAG